GTAGAGCCTGAGTTTCTTGCTCTAAATCCTTTAGCTGACTCCCATGTTGATTCTGACGTAGTCCCAACCAACAAGCTGGCAGAAGCATCAAACCTAGCGGCTTCACCACCAGCAATATCAAAGCTAATGTGTGTATTGTTGTTGACTTGAATATTTGACGTTCCTGCCTTCATGCGAACAGGATTACCAGAGCCGTCTAATTCAAAACGACTTGAGTTAGTTGCAATACTACCGACTGTTAAGCCGTCTTTTCGTAACTCAATTATACTTCCATCGCTGCCCTCTCTGTCAGCATAGATAGCAGGTATGCCTGTGTTTGTTCTAGGTTGGATATAGCCACTCGAATGTAAAGTAACGCCATTACTTGCACCTGCTGACGTACACCCAACCAGCAAGTTGCCGCTAGAGTCGAGACGCATGGCTTCAGATGGCGTGCCGCCTGCTCTAAAACTTAACTGATAACCGCTTAATGTAGGGCCAACACCAGACTTATTGTAAAAGTACGCATTGGTCGTTGTAGGGTCTGACGTGATGCTGGTTACAGCTTGGATTAGGCCGCTAGAGTCGATACGCATGCGTTCTGTGGCTGACGAACCAGTCTGAACAATAAAATTATTACCTGTTGCGCCTACGGCTGGTGCGTTAGTCGTGGAGTTGTCTTTAAACTCAATTAAAGAATCTGCATCGCCACTTTCTATTAAAGCTGGTCTATTTGTTGTGCCGTTATAGACATGCAGGTTTTTACTAGGGTCATCTGTACCAATTCCAACATTGCCGCTTGCGTCGATGGTCATGCGTGTATCATAAGTACCAGAACCAGTGGTCTTAAATGCTAACCCTGTATTCGTAGAGCCTTCACGGACTAAAGTAACGCCTGAGTAATAATTATTAATTGTCTTAGCTTTCAAAATATCTACAGAGCCTTCTGTAGAGCTAATGTTGGTATCAATGTCTATTGGCACAGTTCCAGCGGTTACGTCCATAGATAGACCACCGCCAGTTAGTGTTAAAGACTCCGCAGAACTATCCCAGAAGAACTTCGCAGTCGTGCCAGTGTCTTCGTAGAAGCTGATGTCTCCGCCTGAGCCAATCAATAAGCGTTTAGCGTTGTTTGTACCTAGGGCCAAGTTGGTAGCTGCTTCAGTAACAAGAGCCGTTGCATAGTTACCGATTGAAGCTAAATAACCGCCTCCTGCTGAGTTTGAAATACCTAAGAAAGTATTACCGCCAGTGTTATTAACTCTAAGACCAACAACACCAGTACCTGTTGTAGCATTAACACTAGCTACCGTTGCTCCATCACCATCAACAGTCAAACCATCAGCAGTCACATTACCCGTAACGTCGATGCCTGTGGAGGTGGTGGCTAGTTTTTCGGCGCTGTCGTGATACAAACGAGTAGCGTCATTATTTGTTGCTACTAAATAATTTTCTCCTGCGGTGTTTTGCAGTTTTAAATTTTCACCTCTGACAAGTAAATCGCCAGTTCCAAAATCACCAATAATTGAGGCAGAGCCTGAGTGATAAATCTGTAGGTCAGAGCCAGCACCGAAGATAGCCTTGTCGTTGTCACCGAATGACACGTCTGCTGTAGTCGTAAGGCCTGTAAAGGTTGGAGTGTCAGTAGTAGCAACGCCTTGGTCTAGAGACTTAACAGCAGTAAGGTTAGTTAGCTCTGAGTCCATCAAGGCACCAGCAGCAGTAACATTGGTTGTGTCTGTAACGTCTGCTAAGGCTTCAATGCCATCAAGCTTAGTGTGGTCAGCATCGGTAAATACATTGGAATCCGTAGCGGCTTCTACTGCGGCTCTAATCTCAGCATCTGTTTGATCTGCTGTAGCGTTAGCCTCAATACCATCAAGCTTCGTATGGTCTGCGTCAGTAAAGACGTTAGAGTCAGTAGCAGCTTCTACGGCTGCTCTGATTTCAGCATCAGTTTGATCTGCCGTTGCGCTGGCTTCAATACCGTCTAACTTTGTATGATCTGCATCTGTAAATACATTGGAGTCTGTTGCTGCTTCTACAGCGGCTCTAATTTCAGCGTCGGTCTGGTCTGCCGTAGCGCCTGCCTCAATACCATCTAACTTAGCACCGTCAGTAGCTACATCACGGCCATCAATGTTTCCGTCTGTTGTTAGGTTGCCAGAGATAGTCGGAGCAGTAAGAGTCTTGTTAGTAAGTGTCTGAGTGCCTGTCAGTGTGGCTACTGTGCTGTCGATAGCAAAGGTAACTTCATTCAGCGCACCAGTTGTGTCAATACCAGTACCACCAGTAAACGTTATGGTTTCAGTGTCTAGATCAATGCTTAACGCACCACCAGAGTCTGCCTGGAAGTCTAGGTCTTGAGCGTTTAGCTCTGTAGTTACAGAGTCAACGTAAGCTTTTACGGACTGCTGTGTAGGAACTAAAGTTGCACTGTCAGACGCCATGTTGTCTTCATCGACAAAAGCAGTAACACCAATGGTTCCGTCAGAAATAGTTTCAAAGGTCAGGGTTCCGGTAAACGTAGGCCCTGCTGTGTCAGCTTTGGTTGCAATAGCAGTGGAGATTGCATCAAACTCAGTTTCAAATTCAGCGCCACGGATAATCTTTCCTGAGTCGCCTGTAGGTAACGAGTCCTTAGCTTCAAAGTCTGTTGTCTTAGAATAGTTCGACATTGGAAAGTCCTATTGCAGAGAAGAAGGAGGAGGTAGGAAAAGGGGCCATTGCTGACCCCCTAGTAGACTTACTCGTCGCAAACTGCGAGGATGAAGCCTGCTTCTGGACGGTATACTTCAACACCGTACAGAGTGTCCGAAGTGAACAGTGTTGACAGGTATTCCTGCTTGTACTGTGTCTGCGAACGTACAGCCATCTGCTCTGCCATAACAAGAGCGTCAGCGTGGAAGAACAAACAACCACGAGTGTCATCAGAAGAAGCACTGTTTTGACCTGCTGCTTCGATTACTGGAGCGTTGCTTGAAACGTAGATGTCTACGCCGTAGAGGTTACCAATAAGGCCTGACTCTACACCACGACCACCAACAAAGTCAGAAGACACGTAACGCTCAATGCCCATCAAAGACTTACGTACTGCGGGTGGGACTACGAGACAACGACCTTCCATAGGTACATCAGCGTCGTCCATCAGCTTGATAGCTTCACGGAAACCAAGGTCAGTGAAGTTGTCACCTGAAGTTACAGTATCAGCAGCATAAGCAGAAAGGCCAGTAGCGGCATTAAAGTAATAGCTGTTGCTGTTAACCCAGTTAGCACCAGTGTTAGCTGGAGTCTGAGTACGAGTACCGTCACCAAAGCCAGTAGCAGCATTGATAAGATCAGTGTCTACCTTAAGAGCAAGCTGGTAGCCAGCATCTTCAGTGTAGAACTGACGTAGGCTGTTGAGAGCCTGTACTTCTACAATGTCTTCGATCAGACGTGAGTACTCAAAGTGACGGTCAACAGTAACAGTCAACTCTGACTCAAGGTTCGCTTGGATTGTTACCGCAGTAGATTCTGCCTTAGCAGAAGCCGCACCACGAGTAGGCTTAGGAATGTGAATAACGTCGCCCTTCTTGCCAGACATTTGAATGCGCTTGACAAGGGGAGCCATCTTCAGATTCTTTTGGTATGCAGCAATAATCTCATCACTCCAGATTTCTGGGATGAAAGTACCTGCTGCTGTTTTATCTACCACAGCGTTTGCTGTGAAGTAAGTTCCGGAAGTTTCGCCAGCCATGATTAATCTCCTTTAGATTATTTGACCCGACCCTCCGCATAAGCTGTCAATATCTCATTTGACAATGCTTGATAACGCTCGGGGTCTGTTTTCATTAGTTTAATAATGTCGGACCTGCGATATACTTTCTTACGTGAACCCTCACCAGTGCCTCGTGCGTTACCTGTATTAGCTGCCTTGAGTGTCTGCTTACGTGCCTGTTTTTCAACTTTGGCAGTCTGCTGTGCTACTGTTTTACGTTCTTTCCAGAGTGTAAACAGTTCGTCAGCAGATTCAGCGTCGTACTGTTGGTCAGCCGCTACGAATAACTGAGTCCTAATCTTAGATGCCTTAATCCACTCAGCAAACTTAGGATCACCAAGGATCGTTTGCATGTCTGGGTGTTTAGCCTGAAGCGTTGCAAGTGACGACTGCTTTTTGTACTGCTCAGTGTACTGCTGCGCTTCTCTAATCTTAGGGTGATTCTCAATAGCACGATTGACGGCTGCTTGAGGATCTGTAAAATAGTCAATATCATCTTCAGGCTCAACGTGTTGCTGTTGAGGTGCTGTAGGTTGTGTCTGAGTACTTATGTAGTCATCCACAACTTTACGAAGCTCGCCTACTTCAGAAGACTGACGACCTAAAAGCTTTTCAGCTTCTTGGTGCATTTGTACTACTTCTTCTAAAGACTTACCTTGGTACTTTTCTGGTACTTTGGTTTCTTCTGGCTGAGGTTGCTCAACTTCTGTTTCTTGTTGAATCTCATTAACTTCGTTTTGTTCGATTTGATCAGCGTTACCTTCTTCAGGGGCTTGATCTATAATCGTTGCTCTAGACATGATTAAACTCCGTGATCGTTATCATTGTGGAGATATTACTGTTTATTACCTGCTTTTTCGTGCTCTTTGACCCACTTCATGTGCGCTCCGGGGAATGAACCATCAGCGCCATTTAAGTGAAAGGACGGGGCAGATACCATACGTGTAGCATTCGCGCCACAACCGCACCTACTGGTTGTAACGTTACTCTCTACCATTTCTTCAAAGACGTGTCCGTTAGTACAACGGAAGTCATAGATTTTATACATCAACAGGACCTTCTTCTTCTACTTCTGCTTGCTCTCTAGCAACTTCAATAGTAGACTGTAAATTAATTACAGTAGCAAAGGCAGCTACTTGACCCTTACGAAAGTAAAGATCTTCAGAGTCTTTTACGGTCTGAATGTCAGCCAACTGTTGTGCATTATTAGATAACTCTTGTAAGAGTTGTTTGAAACCTTCGTGATTGAAGAGTTCGTTGTAGTTGTCGAAGTAGGTTTCAAGCTCAGGAGTCATAGTTTCCTCTAATGTTGTTAACTATAGTTTTATTATACCATACTTTTTAGCAGTTGTCAAGCATTTCTTGTAGATTTCCTACGTTTGCCTGAAGCAGTAACTGCATGTGCTATACGTTTAGGTCCTGTCTTACGTCGTGCAGAAGAAGCCTTTTCAGCTTTTGTCATCTTAGCCGCAACAGCCTTAGGACGACAAGAGGGGTACGGACGTTTAGACTCACCCTTTTTTGCAGACTTACGTCCACAGGGTTTACCTGTCTTAACGTCTACCCACTCCTCCTTAAACCACTTCTTAAGGGCAGCACCTTTCTTACTTTTTTTTACGGCCACTTTTGTTACCCCAGTTCTTAGCGCCGACTTTGCGGCATTTGGCTACAGCACCAGAGGCGTATGCAGAAGGCCAGACCTTGTATCTGGACTTGACCTTTTTTGCACAAGCGTCGTTCGCTTTTTTACTTTTTGCTTTTGCCATAACTAACCTTCTTACCTGTTTTTTTAGCGGCTGCATTAGCTTTCTTCTTACCTGCTGTTGTATATGCGTACTTCTTACCGTTTACCATTGGCATAATTAACTCCTTACTTGATAGTAGTCTTCAATTGTACACCGGACTTGTCGCCCTTGGTGATTCATATATATTGGTGCGCCTACTCTAAGCCACCGTAGTGATACTTGAGTTACGTCTTCAGATACTGCACAGTCCGGGACTACTACGTACTGCTGATCTGCTTTCTCAACGAGAATCTTGGTATTAGCTGATGCCTGTAACGACAGCAGCATTACCGCTACTAATAACTTTCGCATTGTGTTCTCCTAACGTCATCTCGACGTGCAATAGCCTCACGGCTGTTTTACCACTTCTTACAAGACCAGTACCTCGCCGTGAGTTTGCTGGGTGGGTTTGTGTCACACTTGTGACGTGCTCTAAACGACTTCCGTCGTGCAGGCTGGTCTTTCTTAATAGTCATCTTAGCATCGCCAAAACGAATAGTCTTAGTCTTGTCACCTTCCTTGGCTACTACTACAAACTTCTTAGTCGGGTGACTAGGCGTTCGCTTTGGTTTGTTGTACCCGCTTACGCCCGCTCGTGCTAGTTTTGGGTCCTTGGACTTTGGCATTAGATAATTCCTCCACCTTGGTTTCCAGTTGGCTCACTTGGTCCTCTAGGTCCTGCAGGCGTTGGAATGTTCCTTGGAAGTGGCTGTTGACTTGGTCCAGCAGGGACTGCATTTCCTTTTGCGTTATTAACATTTGTTTTACCTTCTATTTGTTTCTCTTTGAGGAGAGTATCAGCCACTTTCATGCGGCGTTCAAACTCTTTATCTTCAGCGTCCCCTTCACGAAGGTTACGAGTAACAGCATTAATTCTATCAATCTCAAGTTCCTGAGGCACTGCTTGAGCTTCTGCAGCCAGCTTAGTAGCTCGTGCTTGTGATTCTTGAGCTTGAGCAGATAGTGCTGCTGTTTGTGATTGCTGGAACTGCATTTGTAACTGTTGTGCTTGTTGCTGCATTTGTTGTGCTTGCGGATTAGGTTGCATTGCTTGTTGCATAGCCGCAAGAAGTTCTTCACGGTTAGACAAGTTCATGTTGTCAATAATACTTTGGATCAACGTGTTGTACAACGGAGAGTCTTTTTGCATAGTCTGTAGTAGTTGTACAAGCTGAGTAACTTCATACTCACGAGCAATAATGCCTAGAGTAGAACTAGCGTTGAACTTATAGTCAGCAACAGGGTAGTTTTCAGGGTCAAACTGCATGTACCTATAGGCTGCTTTCTTGACAAACGGAATTAAGAAAGACTGCTGGAAGTTAATTAGTGTACGCTTATGACGTTTAATAATAGCGCCAAGAGACATACTAATGCCAGCGGCAGTACTCTCGCCATTAACTTGACCTGCAATTCCTGCTGAGTCCACTGCTCCTGTTGCTTGCTGTACCAT